TGTAGGCATATCAAAACAATTACCACAGGAAAATCACAACTTCCCCAATAGGTTATATTTTTATAAGGTATTTGTACGCTTAACCTTCTCTTCATTTTGCGTGAGGTGGTTTTTATCTGAACGCCGATAAAAAAACCTGTCGAAAGATTATTTTCATATATTTCAACCTGAGCATCCAATCCCATATCAATATCTAGCAATCGACAAGGCCATCTGAAATAACGAGAAATCCAATAGGCAAACAAGTACTCTCCAGCGTGTCCATCCGCACTGGTTTTCGGATATGTCATACCTTCAGTTTTATTCTTTTCTGCCGCTGGCTTTACAGACTTAGCTTTTGGGGGGAGGGCTGTTTTTTTAGTCGGCACTGACTTTGTTGCTTTGACTTGTTTGTTAGCCTTATCCATTGGTTTTATTCTCAATTTGCTTTGCTCGGTGTGCCTCCTGATTCTGCACCTTAGCGCCGATACTGTCTACCGCCAATCATGACAGTAAAGCTCTATTTGTTTGATATAATCAGATACACGAAAGTAAGTTTGAGCATATCAATATGAACACCGATATTTACGAGAAAATAATGTCTGATCTCGAGTTTGACAGAGACAATCTGGAAGACGTCTGGCGTAAACAACCTCGCCTGTTGATGGAGTATGGTTCAAAGCTCGCCCATGCAGAAAGAAGTGTCGCAGAGGCAAAACTTAACCTTGAAGCTGTTGAAGCAAAGCTATACGACACAGAGCGTAAAAACTTGAGTATGAACGGCATTAAGTTTAACGAATCTGTACTAGACGCTAAGGTTAAAACAAACCCACAGTATCTGTCTAAACGGCAGAAGTTGGATGAAGCACGGCACATCGCAGACATATACAAACATGCTGTCGCCGCCTTTTCGCATCGCCGAGACATGATCGTTCAGGCGTCGAAGATGGCTATCGTTGAATTAGAGCGATTAGGCTCTGAACGCTTTATTACTCCCCGTTGATTTTTGATAGATAATAAGTAAGTACTGATCTATCATTTAACAGCTCGAAAGAGCCACGAATGAACGAAAGCCCAACGCGCATAGCGCCATCGGCCAAATCACAACAAGGAGAAACACATGTCTAAGACATTACTTGATTTGCTTAACAAAACTCGTGAAGACATTGCCGCCAAACGTGGCAACAACGTTGATCTGACTCGTTTAAAAGACGGCGTCAACTATATCCGCATCTTCCCGAATAAAGACGACCCAAACGGTAAGTTCTTCCAGACTTTCGGTATGCACTACGTTAAGTATCAGAACGAGGAAGGTAAAGAAGCAACCAACGCTTATATTTGTGAGCAACATACTCACGGTCGCGCTTGTCAGCTATGCGAAATGGTGATGGAAGGTCGCGCTCGTCACAAGGGTAACAAAGCAATGGAAGAACGCATCGGTCAAATGCGTGCCACTCCTCGCTACCTGGTCAACGGCATTCTTTCTGCTCGTGAGGATTTCGCAGATGCTGAGAAATGCCAGTTAATCGAGCTGCCGTCTACTGTATTCGATGATATCTGCAAAGCAATCACCGAAGACATCGCTGATGATATCGGCAATCCACTGAGCAAAGAGGAAGGCTACGCATTCCTGATTAAACGTACTGGCTCTGGTCGCGATACCAAATATGACGTCTCGCCTAAGCGTAAAGTCTACAAAGGCGATATCGAAGATAAATTCTGGAACACCCAGCATGATCTGATCGCATACGCAAATCAGGCTGATGAAACTCGTCTTCTGTCGACAGTTCGCACTATGGGTCGTCTGATTGGCATCGCTGCACCAACTGCCGCAGCATCTGCACCAGCAATTTCCTCAACCGCGAAAACATCGGCTGCGGCACTACCTGGATTTGGCTCTGTCACTGGTCATACAGAAGGAGCGACGGCTGTAGCAACCGCGCACACACCGGCTTCTGAACCAACCAGTCTGGTTGATGAAGAAATCCTCCGTGCCGTTGAAACTGAATTTAAACCAGAGGCAAGTTCCGCTGCCGTTGCCGTATCAGTCAAAGAGTCTGAAGCAGTCGCAGCGACATCTGTAGCAACCGCATCTGCGACGGAAGATGAAGGTCTGGATGACCTACTGAGAGAGCTGGACTCTCTGTAATCCCATTACGTGACCAGTAAGGCGTCTACGGACGCCTTACTTTTTGGAAGGAATGTACCGGTGAATTATCTCTTCGTAGATGGCAATAGCCTGGGTTATTACCACCAACAATCTGACAAATTGCACAACGGCGAAATGGAAGTACAGGCTGCTTTCGGCTTTGTTAAGAACGTCCGTCGTTATGCCTCCATCCTCCATGCCCGACCTATGATTCTTTGGGATGGATTTAGTGACAAGCGTCGCGACTTTTACCCGGACTACAAAGCAAATCGCGACGACGATCCTGATATGAAAAAGATGAAGGAAGGCTTTGCTATCCAGAAGCCATACATCCTCAAAATGATGACCGCGCTTGGTATTAACCAAATCATTGCAAAAGATGCAGAAGCGGATGATCTGGCCGGGCTGCTGGTATCCCGCATGGCACCGCAGCCAACCGTTGAACACATCTATCTGTTAACAGGCGATAGCGACTGGCTTCAGTTAGTTCGCGAAAACGTAAGCTGGGTAAGCCTGCGTGAAGACGCCAAAAACAAGCAGGTTAATTTTGAGCAATTTGCGGAGCTGACAGGATTCGCCACGCCTCGCGCATTTTTGGAAGCAAAAGCATTACAAGGCGATAACTCGGACAACATTAGCGGTGTTGGTGGCATTGGTGCTGGCGGTGCGAAAGAGCTGCTGCATGAATGGGGAAGTGTCGCAACGATGGTACGCGGCATCAACGACGGCTCAATCGTGGTTAATAAAGGGCGTCATAAGACCGCCTTCAACAAACTAGCGAAGAATGCCTTCAACGAGAAAACAGGCTGTCGAATGCTCGAAGCGTTCAAGAGAAACATCACGCTAATGAACCTGATTGAGACGAAGTTTCCGCCTACCGAAATCGAAACAATCAAAGGCAATCGTGACGTGAAAGCATTCGAGCAACTGTGCTACGAGCTGAATTTCCGTTCGTTCCTTGAAGACCTTGAAGTGTTTGTTCTTCCATTCGAAAGGTATTGCTAATGCTTAAATCGATTATCAATGGCGCTACAACCACCCCTGCCCAACTGGCAAAAGAGATTGTCTTTTATCACGGTGAGTACGCTGTCATCGCACTGCCGTCAATTCTAGGCGCTGCCGGAATGAAAGCGACAGATCGCGAGTTTGGATTAGTCAGCGAGCAGGTCGTAAAAATCCTCGCTCGTGTATCCAGACTCCTTAACCACGATGCGATTGTATTCGATGAATCCGCCGCTTTAAAACGAATCAACGAAACAAAAGGAGCCTGATCATGGCAAAAGGAAAATCCGCACTGGCACTTGCTCTGAAAAAGAAAATCGGTAGCAACGACGAAATTCAGAAAGTAACTCATTGGATTGATACAGGCTTTCCACCGTTAAACAAAGCTATTTCTGGTCGTTACGATGGCGGCTTCCCATGTGGTCGTATCGTCGAAGTATTCGGTCCTCCAAGTGCAGGGAAAACGTTCCTTGCAACAGCAGCGATGATCTCCGCTCAAAAACAAGATGGTCTGGCGGTATTCCTCGATCATGAAAACAGTTTTGACGTTGGCCTGGCTGTAGCCAATGGCCTGAACGCAGATGAGGATGACGGTCAGTGGGTATACAAGCAGCCTGACACCTTCGAAGACTCTGTAGAGTTGATCGGCACAATACTTAAATTGGTACGTGATGAAGAGCTTATCCCTGAATCAGCACCTATCTGTATCGTGGCTGACTCACTTGCGTCTATGGTTCCGAACTCCAAAGCCGAGAAGTTCGAAAAGATGGCTGAAGGCACTGCCAAAGACAAAGATCAGCTAAACATGAACGACAATACGGCACTGGCTCGTGCGACAAGTGCGAACTTCCCTACTCTGGCTTTGTGGGCACGCAAATACAACGCCTGCATCATCTTCTTGAATCAGGTTCGCACAAAAATCGGTGTAATGTTTGGCGACCCTACTACGTCGCCAGGTGGAGATTCACCGAAGTTCTACGCTTCTGTACGTATCCGTCTTGGTGCATCGGTGATGAAGGATGGTAAAGAGAAGATCGGCCAGGACGTAGGCGCAGAATGCATCAAAAACAAAGTTGCACCACCGTATGGCAAATGCACCTGGAAATTCTACTTCGATCCTACTCGTGGCCTCGACGTTATCGAATCGCTCGTCGAGTACATGCTGGAAGAAGGATACCTGCCAAAGAACGCCAGCGGGCGAGTTGAAATTGGTGACAAGAAATACACCAAATCGCAGATCGTCGAGATGTATCGGGAGAAGCCACTGGCTGAAATCATTGCGGCTTTGCAGGCAATCGACGACCGAAGAGCAAAAGACAACCCCACCGAGTCAGTAGAAGAGTAAACACAAGGCGTCCACAGGACGCCTTTTTTATCTCTTGAAAATATATAAGTACTTACTTATTATTTTCGCATAACAACCACATAGGAAAACACATGATCAAAATCTATCTATTGGCAGTAGCCACAGGCCTTTCAGTGGCTCTCATCTACGGTTTACTGGTTCCGTCGCTGATTTCTACCAAGAGTGATTTAGCCGTCATGTTTGGAGTTATCGTTGGTTTTGGTGCTCCTGTAATCGGTCTTATTGCTGGTCGTAAGTTTATCAACTCATTAATCAAAGCAAAGGGGAAATAAGTAATGAAGAAAGGTTTACTTGCAGTTGCTCTGGCGGCTATTTGCACAATGGGTCTTACTGGCTGTGATCGCGTGGAGCCTGGATACGTTGGCATCAAAGTAAACAAATTAGGTGAAGACAAAGGGATCGGTGAAGTGGTTGGCGTTGGTCGCCAATGGACAGGTCTTAACACCGAACTTTACGTATTCCCGACCTTCAAACAAATGAAGACCTACGACGAGCCGTTCACATTCCAGATGAGTGACGGTACTGCTATTGGTCACAAAATTGGCGTTGCGTATCTGGTTAATCGTGACAAGGTAACGACGGTGTTCCAGACCTATCGCAAAGGCGTAGACGATATCACCGAATCAGATCTGCGTCAGAAAATTGCCGACTCTCTAAACCGTTTGGCCAGCCGTATGACCACTGACTCATTTATCGACGGTGGTAAGGCGCAATTGCTGGACAACGCACTGAAAGATATTCAGAAAGAGATGTCTCCGGTTGGTATTGAGGTACTGAGCCTGTCATGGGTTGGAAAGCCTGATTACCCAAAAACCGTCATTGAATCTATCAACGCCAAAGTAACGGCTAACCAGCGTACTCTGCAACGTCAGCAGGAAGTTGAACAGCGTAAAGCTGAGGCGAATATGCTACGTGAACAGGCTAATGGTGAAGCTGATGCTATCCGTGCTCGTGCGCAAGCAGAAGCCGACGCCATTCGTCTGCGCGGTGAAGCTCTGCGTCAAAACCCGAACGTTATGGAGCTGGAAGCCATCAATAAATGGAATGGCCAGTTACCGCAGTACATGACTCAAGGGGCTAACACTCCTTTCATTACAGTGAAATAACTCCCCTTAAAAGTTCAGGCGTCCAGTTGGACGCCTTTTTTATCGCAATTATCTTATTAAGAAAACAATTTGTTTAAAGGGTTAAGAAAATATGACAGCTATTAAGAAACTCTACGATGCCGCAAACGCGGCTCTGGATGTTATTGATGATGAAGTATCAAAAGGCTTTCCTGAACCTGATTGGGCGCATCAGCTACGAAACGCTATCGCCGAAATGAATCCACCAGATCCGACCACCGACGAGACAGACTGGCAGCGATTTATCCGTATGTACGCTCAGGAAATAGGTCCAACGCCAACGGCAGAGCAAGCAATGCTGCTGAAATACTTCAAAGAGGCGGGAGAGGATTTACCAATTGATGACTCAGCATATTGGTTCCACTGCGCATGGCGTAAGTATGACGTGATATTCACACAAGGCATGGGGAGCAAAGATATGGTTGTGTGGCATCTACTCCATATAGACACAGCCGTTGACAGAGTTATTGAACAGTTTTTCCCTAAACAAGATGATTGATCGCCTATTCATAACTAACAAAATAAGTAAACATTAACCACAAAAGGAAAAACACATGAGAGTTTTAGTTCGAATCGTTACCAGCACTGTCTATGACGTGTTTCCGCTTTTTATGGTCAAAGCCGATGGCCTTAACGACGAAGAAACTGACGCACTGATCCAGCGTATTCTCGTTGAATATACAGGTCATGACGCTGATTCAGTGATGGTTGATGATGATGGTGTTTGTTGGCATAACGGCAACTGTTGGTACGTAGAAGAGACTCAACAAATCAGTGATGAAGATGCCGCACATCTTGAGCGTATTTTAAGCATCAGCACTTTTGAGTGAGTTTACAGTAAAATTTATATAAGTTAGTATCTACCTATCATGAAGATTTTTATTGAATACTTGTTACTCATCGTGTCAATAGCTTTTGTCATCGACTGCATTTTCACTGGTGTCATTCGTAAAGTCTTTTCCCCGGTGAACGACGTAGTCATAAACGCTTTGGCTATCGTGCTCGTATTTAATTCAGCATTTGATGTAATCAAAGAGGTGGCAGCATGAAGGCCATCCCATTCGCGCTGTTGTTCCTTTCTTCGATCGTTGTGGCCGACACCACTGTTTATCAGTGTGAAATGTCTGTAGCCGACGTTAAGAATGGCGCTCTTACCGACGTCATAAAAGCACCATATGGAGCGATGGTCGTAGACAGCGGCGACCAGTTCTATGTTGTGCGTGACGATCGAGTATTGTCATCCCCATATCTCACAAACCGTAATGGCAAATTAACCGGCGTCGGAGAAGACCACTTCGTATACAACAAATACAAGGGCTTCTATGGCGTTCACGCTTCTCAGCAAAGCTACCTTTTCGATGACTGCAAGGAGGTTGGATAATGGCATTAACACTGGCAGGTCTGGAAATCGAGAAAACAAGCGGCTACTGGCGTGCTAAGGGTTTCAAGCAACCTGGCATTCTTGAGCGTCTGGAACGTGAAGATGGGTATATCGTCCACCAGCGGCGTGAATGGCGTATGTACGATCCAGAAACAGGAAAACTGACTACAAAAGCCGGAACACTTTGGGGTCTGTTAAAGAAAATACACTAAATGCAAACTGACTGCGGCACGTTCCGCAGTCATATTTCATAGTCGTCACCGCTGACAGCATACACAATCAACTACCGCTGATAGCATATCGAGAGTCTATCTCACCGCTCACAGCATACTTTACTCGATTTTTTACCGCTGGCAGCATACTTAAGACATTGCATGAATAATGTGTACCGGTATGGGTATAACCAGAACAAAATTACCGCTGGCAGCATACGAATGTCTGACATATGCCATTAATTACCGCTGATAGCATATCCAAACAAAAATTCCTCAATAAAACACCGCTGACAGCATACGTTCTATCAGGGAGTAGCAGGCAATAAATGCCTTTCACTACAAGCAATCAGCGCAATAGCAATAGAATGTTAGTGAGCGCAAACCTATATGGAATGCACTCTTCGAGGTTAGTAACCACTGGGGAGGTATGACAGAGCATTGAGTGGTGATAGATGATTTACCGCTCACAGCATACGTTCATCTCACTATACCGCTGGTAGCATATCTTTAACCGTTCACAGCATACTTTTCAGAAAAATAGCCGCTGATAGCATACATTTCACCGCTGACAGCATATCAAAGCAGTTTGAGACTATTGGAAAGGATCTCAATCATCTTGATATTTTCAGGCGTCAAATTCTGCGAAAGTTCGGTTATCTTGTTGATAATGTTCTGTTTGGCATCAATTTCCCCAGCTTTCTCATCTGGTTTTTTGGGTTCGATGTCTTCAGGTTTTGGCGGTGCGACTTTGAGTTTTGGATTGCGGCTGTGAATCTGGATATAGATCGACCGCCCACGCTTAATCTCGCTGTATTCGAGATAGCCCAAATCTTGGAGAGCTTTTAAGCCGTTACGTATAGTCTGATTCTGCGAGCTGACATTCCTGCTACTCAAATTGAGTCGCGCACGCAATCGAGCAAGCGATACCGGCGCAGGCTTGGTTGGAAGACTTTCGATGAAGGTGTACAGAGCCTGTGCTGTTTCTTTGCGTGGTAGCTTATTGATAACCTTTAACTGCAAAAGAACCTTATGGTCAAAGCGATATAGTTCGGCCAGCTTCGGTTCTGCATAGAACACCACCGTATCTTTCTGCTCGTTGTAGTCCACGCTATTGATGAGGTGCACCATCAGAAGCGAGATCTTGTTAGAGCCGTCGACGTTCTTTTCTTCATACGTTCTCTGGAAAGACAGAGTTGTACGCATGATCTTCAAAAGACTGTTTGTAAGCCGGTCGCGGAGTGTTTTGCGGATCTGTGACGATGGATAGCCACAAAACTTCGCAAATTTCGTGATGCTTAACTCGACACGACCGTTAGGTTCGCCGTATTCTGCCAGCGAACGCACAACGCCCACCCACGTTTTGAAATCATGATCCATGTCGAGACGAGGACCGGTTATCTTGATATCGGAATAGCCTTCAGAACGGGCTACTTCGAGCTGAACAAGCTCCTTTGAAGCATCGATCTCATTTGGCTTGTTACGCTTGCTGTATTTTGTCCCCTTGAGCGTGGGCACGAACAACCCCAGCCGCATCAACGCAATTGGTTGGACTGTATTGTTGCTATTAGGGACAAGTTCCCCTGTGTACAATTCAAGGGAACCTTCTTCAAAGTTGTCGAGATTATCTTCTACTTCTTTGTTATTTTTACCTTTTTTATTTTTTGTGGACATGTGGACACCTTTGTCATTCAACCGCTGACAGCATACTTGATTTGCCGCTGGCAGCATACCAAAAACAGTTGGCAGCATACGGCGAACCGTTGACAGACTATCAATTACCGCTGGCAGCATACATGAACATGGCTTCAGACCAGTCGTGGCGCGGCTTACAGCGATCGGGGATCTTATTTGATCTATACAAGGATCTATCTATGGATCTCTTTATTAGGATCTATCCTGTGGATATGTGAATAATTAAAACAGGCATTTACTACCTTCGGCGCACCTAGTGGGTTATCGTTGCCTCGGCTAACAATCACAGAAAAATGACATATGGATCTAAAACGCACGCGCTGGGTTCGTCGTCTTGAAGACGGCTCCTACACTATCGAATCAAATTCCAACCTGAATAAGCAGAAGTTGCTTTGTGACATCTGCGGTATAGCGGCGAAGTGCCCGATCTACGAAACCAGAATTAAACTTGATAAGGCTGGTGTGAATTTTCATTTAAACAGTTGCATCAGGTACGTTCCATTGCTCGCATTTCGTAAACCGATCATCGGATTGGATGCCCCCTACTTCAACACACTCCGTTCAGGTGTGACGTGGCGAGATCGTTTATCACCAGACAAGCTGATTTGCCTTGTATCCGCAGACACAGGGAAAATCATCCGTTTTGGGAAAGTAGACAAAATTTACTCAGGTCCAGTAGACGAAATGTTGCGTAAACACAGCCGGTTTAATCATCTCTGTATGGGTGGTGAGAAACTCGAAAAGGTAGAAGAAGTGATCCGTAAATCCTACGGACACTTCCTGACCAAAGATAGCCAGCTCACCGCAATCTACATCAGACATGTAAAACGTGAGTTCGACCTCGAATACCACAGTGAAGAAGAGCTTAACCTTGTTGACCCACGTCCAAAAGCTGGCGTCATAAGCATAAACGCAGCGCGTAAAAAGCCCACTGACGCGCTGTAACCCTCCAGATCGCATATTGGCGTAGATAGAATCTACGCCTCCTCAAAATAGCTCTCATAGCGTTCTACAGTGATCCTGTCTTATTTTTAGTCATACAGACAAGCAAAGTTGCGTCACAATAAATAGGTATATACTTACTTATAAATTTTGTATATTAAGTCGCTCGTTTCATTCCTAACATACCGTTATGCATAGTTGTTTACCTTCTCATTGCTCTTAAAATTTGTATCAAAATAACCACAAAGGAAAAACACATGACTTTGCCATACGGCGTCATTTCTGACTGCCACTACCACAAATGGGATGCGTTCTCCACGACGAACGCTGAGGGGCTTAACTCCAGACTTGAAATACAGTTGGAAGCAACGAAAGAAGCAGCCATCGCCATGAAGAAGGCCGGTTGTAAGTACATGTTGGTTGCCGGTGATACATTTCACGTCCGAGGGACTGTGTCCCCTTCTGTTTTGCATTACGTAACTGAAACGTACAAGTGGATTATCAACGAGCTTGATCTGACAGTAGTAATGCTGGCCGGTAATCACGATCTTGAAACCAACGATTCAGTATATAGCGCCAACGCAGCAGCATCGCTGAGTTCTATCGGCGTGGTAATCGTATGTGGCAAGCGCCCACATTCAATAAAAATTGGTGATGTGACTGTCCACCTGATTAGCTGGCGTAACAATCATGCAGAGCTTATCAGCGATCTGAAAGCATTACGTAAGATCGTAGAAGGTGATAATCATGACGTTGTTATCCATACATCCATTAACAAAGCCATTCCAACAATGCCTGACGTCGGTATCGATGCGCAGGAGTTAAAGGATATCGGCTTTCGTCTCGTGCTTAGTGGGCATTACCACAACCACAAAGAGGTCATTCCTGGAGTTATCAGTGTCGGTGCGCTGACCCATCAAAATTGGGGAGATGTTGGATCTCTGGCTGGTTACATGATCGTAAACCCGGACGGCAGTTTCAGTCACTACGAAACCAGTGCGCCTAAATTCATTAACCTGGAAGATTATGTTGCCGATGACCAAATTCGCGGCAACTACGTGCGTTTCCGCGCCGTAATTGAGAACGATGAAGAAGGCATTAAGTACCAGAACATCCTCAAAACAATGGGTGCAAAAGGTGTCGTGTGCAACTTCATCCGTAAGTCATCAATGATGGAAGGGACAGCAAGCACAACGGAAACCAGCAAAATCGATAGCTTGGGAGAGTCGGTATCCGCTTATTGCAAGATTGTCCACGATACTGACGGCGGATTTGATCTGAGCAAGTTGGATATTTTGTGTCAGGAAATCCTCACCGAAGCGGAGAGTTCGGAGGCTGTGTGAGGCAAAGTCGTTATGGGAGCTTTCGAGACTTTGCCATCACGATGAAAAGACTTGAACGAGGCCAGACGGTGATGTTTCACAAGCCCTACCCGCCACAAGGAAATCCCGTAGCGTTTTATCTTGGAAGGTTAACCAGAAAAGGCATATTGAGGCGCAGATCCTTCCCGGCGCATACGGAGTTCAGATTGAAAGAAGGTCAAAAGCTAACACACGGTATCAAAGGTGTTATATGAAGTTTTTAAAGCTCCAGGTTGAGAATTTTATGGCTATCGCCAGCGCGGAGGTCGAGTTAGAGCAGCGTGGTTTAGTGCTCATTCAGGGTGTTAATAGTGATGATAGCTCCGCATCAAGTAATGGCTCTGGAAAGTCAACGCTAATGAATAGCCTGATGTGGTGTCTTTATGGCGAAACAGCTCATGGTGTGAATGGTGACGATGTGTTGTCTACCGACCATGAAAAGAACTGTCGTGTTGCAGTAACCATCGAGGATGAAGGCAAGAGATATGCGATCATTCGTCACCGTAAACACAAAGAGTTCAAAAATCGGCTTATCGTTCGTGGTGAAGACGGCGATATGACGAAAGGCAAAGATGCGCTGACGCAAGAGTTCGTCGAACGTCTGATCGGTGCATCTAAAGAGGTTTTCATGGCTTCCATCTATGCAAGCCAAGAAGCTATGCCAGATCTACCTGGAATGTCCGACAAAAACCTCAAAACCATCGTAGAAGAAGCCGCTGGCGTTGACAGACTGACACGCGCCTACGCTATTGCTCGTGAACGAGCTAACGCAGCTGCCGCACGTATGGACGTGGTTAAAACCAAATTGGAGTCGACAATCTCGACCATTGAGGCAACACAGTCAGAAATTGAGTCCGCGAAAGCCTCCTCTGAATCATGGGAACAAGAGCGTTCTAAACGTTATGACGATGCCCTGGCCGGGCTGGCAAGTGCCGAAGTTGAGTTAACGGAAGTTGAACTTGAGATCCGCACTCTTCCCGAACAGATCCGTGATACCGAGAAGGCAATCGAAAGTGAGCGCAAAAAGTTAGCCTCAAAAGAAGAACATGACGCCAAGTTGCTCAAAGTGCGTGGTGCGATAACTGATATTCGGGCAAGCATCAAAGCTACAGAAAATAGTCAGGCTGATGCAATGAGCCGCGCGCGCAATTTTAAGACCAAAGCAGAAGAGGTTGGTACTAAAGTAGGATCACCATGCCCTACTTGTGGCAAAGCCTACTGCGAAGAAGATCTATCAACGGTGAAGGAGAATTTCATTGAACAAGCACGTCAGGAAATTGGTCAGGCGAAGACACTTGCAGAGGCAATGGCTAAACACAAAACGAATCTTGAGAAGGCGTTAAGCATTGAGTCTGCCCTTGTTAAAACGACACCTGATGTAACGGCTATCATTGCCCGGATTGAAGAACTTACTAAACAACTCTCATCTTTGCGTCATCGTGAGAAGGAGGTTGTTGCTATTGAGTCTCTTGTTACTCGTGCTCGTACTGAGGTCGATCGTATATCAAAAGAGATTAATCCGTTTATTGCTCTTATCGCCAGACACGAAGATAACCTGGTATCCAGTAAGTCTACCTTCAAGTCCTTAAAAGATGAGTTGAAGGCTATTCAGGAACAAACGTTGCTATTGGAAAAAGCTCGTCAGGTCTACTCTCCTGCCGGGGTGCGTTCTCATATTTTGACCTCTGTTACGCCTTTCCTGAATACACGCACAGCCGAGTATCTCAATACGTTGTCTGACGGGAATATTACTGCTGAGTGGTCGACGATGGATGTCACTAAAAAAGGTGAGTATCGCGACAAATTCAACATTAGTGTGCAGAAGAAAGGTTCAAGTAAGTCGTTCCAGACCCTCTCTGGTGGTGAGAAGCGGAAGGTTCGCATTGCGTGTTCTTTGGCATTGCAAGATCTGGTCAGTAACCGGGCGAGTAAAAACATCGATTTGTTTATCGGCGACGAAATTGACGATGCACTCGATACAGCCGGTCTTGAACGCCTCATGGGTATTCTGGAGTCCAAAGCTCGCGAACGGGGCACTGTGCTGATTATCTCCCATAAAGAGATGAAGTCATGGTTCCGCGAAACTATTACTCTGGAAGTTAAAGAGGGGCGCAGCTATGTCGTTTAAATTAAGCCGCTCGCAGTTTTTGCAGGTGTTTGCGGTGATGCAGTCGATAAAACTGATCAATGGGCATACTTCCAATGGTGCGGCTCCACGTATTCTGTGGGGCAGCAATAATATTGACAAAGCACAATTCGCCCCGTTGCTTGGTCTAATATCCGAGACACCATTGATGCAAAGTTTGAAATCACTACCACCTGGATGTATTGCGCCGATCCTGATTAATCCTTTTGTTGAGGGGGGATATCTTCCCAACGTCGGGCCTGGGTTTATTGCATCCCATGAAACTGAAGATCTTAACATTAATAGCGAAGGGTTCTTTGGGGCAATGGATGCGCATCTCTGTATGGCTTTCACGAACCTTATTCGACTTGCCAATAAGCGGGTGGATAGTTTGGCATCGCCAGGTGATGCTTTTACTGGTTTCCTTATCCAAAGGAGGGATAAAAAGTACAGTGCGGACAAACTACAGTTTGTTGGTAAGTATGGAGAAATGGTAGAAATCGAACTTCAGCTCCCTCATGTTTTAGCAAACGATAGTGCAGACAGTCGGAGGCTGTTGGGCATCATGCGTCATTTCATAGCAAGTGGCGTTAAACATGCTGTAGATAAACGTGTCACGCAGGTAAATGAGTATTCAGACTTTGCAAACTATCCCCAACCAACGTTGCAAACGGCAATAGTAGCCAATTCGTTGGAGGCGAGATTATTGGAAAACCCTATATGGGGAACATGGTAAGGAGACTATATGAGTAAAAAAATCAGCGTAGTTGGTGTTGATCCCTCTATGAGCAACTTTGGGCTTGCTGTGGGCACTTTAGACCTTGAAACGGACGAACTTGAGATTCACGGCCTTACTCTTGTTGAGACTAAAGCGGGGAGTAACAAAAAGACCGTTCGTGTGAACAGTGACGATCTGCGCCGCGCCAGTGAAATATGGCGTGTTGCGAAACCAATCATTGATAAGGCAAATATGGTTTTTTGTGAGCTACCGGTTGGGAGCCAAAACTCTCGTTCGCAGACGTCTTACGGTATTTGTATCGGTGTACTTGCGTGTGTGGATAAGCCATTGATCCAGGTTACTCCAAACGAAATTAAGCATTTTGTCGGCAATAAACTTACTACATCGAAAGAAGAGATTATCCAGTGGGCTACGAAAAAACACCCTAAAGCACCGTGGCTGCGTCGTAAGCAATCTGGACAGGATGTTCTCGTGAACAAAAACGAACATTTGGCTGATGCGGTGGCTGCCATCCATACCGGTATGCAAACAGATCAGTTCCGCCAGGTGCGCGATGTTCTTAAGTCTCTCATTTGATTTCATTGATAGGTAAGTGCTTATCTATTAACATGGGCCACTATATTTAGTGGCCCTCTTTATTTGGTGATACATGATAAGCATCGTAAAACGTAACGGCCAAACAGAGCCGTTATCCGAAGAAAAATACAACCGCGTCGTAATGTATGGCGTAGAAGGCATTCGTGGCGTAAGCGCATCCGCTGTAGCAATGGGAGCTGCGGCCAGCATTTTTGATGGGATGACCACCAGCCAGTTGCATGAGGCTTTGGTTAAATCTGCCGCTGATTTGATCTCACCGGAAGCACCAAATTACTCACAGGTGGCTGCCCGCCTGAACATTTTTAAAATCCGCAAAGATGCCTTCGGTCGTTACGACTATCCGAACTTCTACCAACACATTGTCAAGAACGTTAACAAGGGCGTTTATGACAAGGATTTGCTGACACATTATTCGTTTGAAGAGATCGAAGAACTCGGCAATTACATTAAGCCTAAACGTGACGATCTTTTTGGCTATGCGGCTACGGTGCAGCTGCAAAGCAAATATCTCGTACAAAACCGTGTTACTGGTGAGATTCACGAAGGTCCGCAACATATCTATATGCTGGTTGGCATGTGTCTGTTCCAGAATTGGGAAGACGACTGCGCGGGCAAAACACGTATGGAGATGGTCAAAGGTTTCTATGACATTACAAGTACGTTCAAACTGTCTCTGCCCACACCAATCATGGCCGGCGTCCGTACTCCAACCCGTCAGTTCTCCAGTTGTGTGCTGATTGAGTCTGGCGATAGTCTGAAAGGTATTAGTGCAGCTTCAGCCGCAATTATCGACTACGTTTCACGTCGTGCTGGAATTGGTATTGGTTTTGGCCGTATCCGTGCGCTTGGCAGCGAGATCCGCAATGGTGAAGCCACCCATACCGGAGTTATTCCATTCCTGAAGCATTTCCAGACTGCTGTTAAATCTTGCTCGCAAGGTGGTGTCCGTGGTGGCGCAGCAACAGCGTTTTACCCGATTTGGCATCTTGAAGTTGAAAGTCTGCTGGTGGTGAAAAATAACCGTGGTATCGATGAAAACCGCGTTCGCCATCTTGATTACGGCGTCATGAGTAACCGTCTGATGTACCGTCGACTCGTCAGAAGCGAGAACATCACTCTGTTCAGCCCGCATGATGTGCCTGATATGTACGAAGCCTTCTTCACAGACCAGGATCTGTTTGAAAAGCTGTACCATAAATACGAAGCCGATGATTCAATTCGCAAGAAGTCAGTACCTGCCATTGAGCTGTTCTCATCTCTGATGCAGGAACGAGCGTCCACGGGCCGAATTTATATTGCGAACGTCGATCATATTAATGAGCATGGCGCTTTCATTCCTGCTCTTGCACCTGTCCGCCAGTCAAACCTGTGTATGGAGATCACTTTACCTACTCGTCCACTGACATTTACCGACGACCCGAACGGTGAGATCGCGCTGTGCACTTTATCCGCTTTTAACCTCGGAGCCATTCGTTCACTGGAGTCTCTTAAAGAGGTGGCATTCTATGCCGTTGCTGCACTGGATTCGTTACTGGATTATCAAGACTATCCGATGGAGGCAGCCGAAGTGCCAGCCAAAGCTCGTCGTAGCCTGGGAATCGGTGTAACCAACTTTGCTTATTACCTGGCAAAGAATGGCGTTCGTTATTCTGATACCGCTGGCAATAAACTGGTGCATGAAACGTTCGAAGCTGTCCAGTATTACCTTCTTGACGCCAGCTGCCGACTTGCCGAAGCAAAAGGTGAGTGTGACTGGTTTGAGCAGACCAAATACGCAATTGGTCAGTTGCCGATCGACCATTACCGTTCTTCATTAGACGAAAGCGGCGAAACCAACTTTGAGTTAAAGATGCCGTGGGAAGAACTGCGTGAGCGTATTGCAAAATACGGCCTTCGCAACTCCACACTGACGGCACAAATGCCATGCGAGACTTCCAGCCAGATCACTAATTCCACCAACGGCATCGAACCGCCTCGTGGACCGGTGTCGGTGAAATCTTCTAAGGACGGCATCGTTAAGATGGTCGTGCCTGAGTTTGAAAAACTGAAGGAGCAGTATGAATACCTGTGGAATATGCCGGACAACCGCGGCTATCTGACAAAGGTGGCGATCATCCAGAAGTTCTTTGACCAGGCTATTTCAGCCAATACCAACTATGACCCTTCTCGCTTTGAAGGCGATAAAGTCCCAATGATGACGCTACTGTCAGATTTGCTTCTCGCCTACAAGATGGGAGTTAAAACGCTTTACTACCACAACACCAGAGATGGGGCAGGAAAGCGTGATGACGACGAACCGAAGAATCCACTTACGCAAGCTGTAGCCGTCGAGCCAGAAGATGAGTGCGACGGAGCCTGCAAAATCTGACATATGGTGGGGTATATCCCCACCTTCTCTTTGATTTGTAAGCCTTGTTTAAACAAATAAGATAACAACTTGTTTAAACACATCAAAAAGCAAAAGGAAAAACACATGTCATATTCAACGTTCCGTTTGGGTGCTAATGATGCAACCAAAGAGCCTATGTTCCTCGGACAATCTGTCAACGTGGCACGTTACGATCAGCAAAAATACCGTGATTTTGAAAAGTTGATTGAACGTCAATTGTCTTTCTTCTGGCGGCCGGAAGAAGTTGATATTTCGAGCGATCGTATCGACTTCAACACGAAGCTGCGGGACCACGAACGTCACATTTTTCTGAGCAATCTCCGTTATCAAACGTTACTCGATTCAGTTCAGGGACGTAGCCCAAATGCAACGTTGCTGCCGCTTATCTCTATTCCTGAACTGGAAACGTGGGTTGAAACATGGTCTTTCTCTGAGACTATCCATAGCCGCAGCTACACCCACATTATTCGTGGCATGGTGGACGATCCGAGCATTGTTTTTGACGGTATTGTTACGGATGAAGAAATCATCAACCGAGCGATCAGTATCTCTGCTGAATATGACAGGCTTTATGGGATGACCTGCGAGCGCCAGTCGTTAGGTCAGAAGGAGTTTGAACGTCTGTACGTAAATGAATATGGCTGGGAGCCATACCCTTTGCACCGTCAGCTTTTCCGCACGTTGGTGTCCATTAATGCGCTTGAGGCGATCCGTTTCTATGTAAGTTTTGCATGTACGTTTGCCTTTGGCGAACGGAAGTTGCTTGAGGGTAACACCAAAATTATGCGCTTTATTGCCCGTGATGAAGCTCTGCATTGCGAAGGAACTGAACGCATGCTCCGCTTCATGCGTACCGGTCGCGAAGGTTTATTGTGGAAAGAGATTGCTGCTGATGAAGAAAACGTCATTTACGACACCATGAAATCAGTCGCCGAACAAGAAATGAACTGGGCAGACTATCTCTTCAAAGACGGTTCGATGATTGGTTTAAACGCGGATATTCTCAAAACCTATGTAAAATACCGCACCAATCTGGCTATGAATCGTCTTGGCCTGAAGGCTTTATTTCCAGAGGTTACCACCGATCCGCTGGTCTGGATGAACAAGTGGTTGTTAACCGACACACTGCAAATTGCACCACAAGAGGCAGAGCAAAGCACATATCTGGTAGGTCAGATCGATTCTACCGTGGATAAGGCTTCTCTAAGCCAGTTTGCTGACCTGTAAACCGATACAAAGCATTATGTGGCCTGGCAACGCTGGGCCACAATGGATCACAAGAATTAAGAAGGAACAAAACTAGCATGAACTTTACCAAACTGACTGACCACCTGAAACTTGCCACCGATCGACTCATTGGATTTAAGCCAGAACCATATGAGTTGCATGAAGGTCATGGTGTAGCTACTGAAAGTATTTACAAGATGGTCGATCAGTTTCATGAACTCTTCCAGCATCCGAGACGCGTTATGCCGACACCAGAGCTGCTTCGTCTCCGTGCAAGCCTGATTCATGAAGAAGCTGTAGTGGAAGGTATTCCAGCCGCAATGAATGGGGATATTGAGCAACTGCTGGATGCAATGGCCGACTTTTTATACGTTGGTGTTGGTACGATGGTCGCCATCAAAGGTGGTATTTCTACCGGCATGACCTATTACACGCAGGAACAGAGCATTGATCGCTTTATGCAGACAATTTTTGTGCCTGGTAACACTGTTTTCGATGATATGGCAATGCCATTTCAGGAAGCTCGTGAGGCGTCATGTATGCTCGAAGAGCTGGCAGATAAACTTGAGAACAAGACTGTTAAGGATTCTGAGCTGATTCAGGAACTGCGCCGTGTAATGAACAAAATCTATGTGGCGTGCATGATGACCTATCGACTGGCTGATTTCCTCGGTATCAATGTCGTCGAGCTGGTTGGCGAAATTCATCGGTCCAACATGACAAAATTATGGCCTGCAGATGCCGAAGAGCGTCGCCATGCTGTGGCCAACTGCAAATACGACTCTTCTGACCTGGGATTTCGCCATGCTGATGGCACCGATAAGATGATCGGTTTTCGAATTTCCGATGGAAAGATTCTGAAGTCTCCAACCTATAGTGATGTCGATTTATCCTCCTTTGTTGAGCAAGCTAAAGCCTCAGCAATGTACGGAATGATCAAAAAATAATTGTAGGTAGTTATCTATCTGTGTATATTGCGTTGGCGCGTTAAATTTCTGAAACAACTATTCGTTTTTGGTGGCCTATGGCCACCATTTTTTTATCTATCTGGCCTTGTTCCCTCAATAAATGTAAACTCACTTAATGAATAAGTGATTACTTATCTTTGTGAGGTTTTTGTGTCACTCCTTTTGAATCGTGAGCATACGAACGGTCAGGTAACAAACGCATCGTATGCAAAAGTTATTGAGACGGTGCTTAAAAGCGGCGTGCAGGCTGATGATCGCACAGGCACTGGTACTTTAAGCACCTGCTACGTTCCCTCTTACTACATGCTTACTGGTGGGACTGTGCCGCTTATTTCTGGAAAGGCGGTAAATCTTAAGCCACTGCTTGTCGAACTTGAGTGGTATCTGAAAGGCACGGGCAACATCCAATTTCTCAAGGATAACGGCGTTAAGATTTGGGATGCATGGGCCGATGAGAATGGCGATTTGGGGCCGGTTTACGGTAAGCAGTGGCGTCGATGGGAAGATACCCGCATCGTGAGCCATAGTGAATATCTGAGCAAGATCGATACTTTCCGTGAACGCGGGTACAAAGTCGAGGGATACCTGGGTATCAGTGAAGATCGCGTAGTGCTGTCCCGTGAAATCGATCAGCTACAGCGTATTGTCGATACACTGCGCACGAACCCCACCGATCGTCGTATCATGCTTAACGCATGGAACGTAGGCGAGCTTGAGGATATGAAACTGCCACCTTGCCACTTTGTCTTCTCTTTGTGGAGTCGTGAGCTTGATTTTGAAACCCGTTTAACGATGGCAACTGACATTGGTCTTCAACACAGTCGCCTCGGTTATGAGTCTATCTACACCAAGATGCTATACGATCTGGAGATGGACGGCAGTGTTACTGAAACTGAACTGGATGAACTTGGAATCCCCAAACGCATCCTCAACTCCTGCCTCGTACAGCGTAGCGTAGACACTTTTGTTGGTATGCCATTCAATATTGCTGGCTATGGCATTCTCACTCATTTTCTCGCGAAGATTACGGGTCACATGGCCGGTGCATTTGTACATTTTGGCTTTGACGTGCATTTGTACAACAACCACATGGAAGGTGTGTGTGAGCTAATGAAACGACAGGCTCCAGAGCATTCAGATCCGGTCGTTATTTTCCCTCATGAATGGTCTGAGCTGGATGATTTCAAATGGGACGATATTCTGATTCTTGGCTATGACCCTCTACCGTGGATCAAGGTTCCAGTGGCGGTGTGATATGGCAAGAGGTATGTATGTCTTATGCGAAATTGAAGGTGTGCTGGCAAATACCAGCCATCGTAAATCTGTATCTGACGCGGATGCAGGCCAGCTCATTGCCGGTGATGAACTCATTTTCCCCACCAGCCGTATGTTGCGTGGTTTTGCTCGCTCAGGGGCTGAAGTGGTGCTTATCAGTAGCCGCTCTGAAACTCTTGAAGCGCCCACTAAACGATGGCTGAAAGATTTTGGCGTTGATTACGACTGGCTTCATCTCGTACCGAATGGCACCAGTTATGAGAAGCATATTAAGCGCACATTAGCGGAGCATAAAGGCGATCTGCTTATCGCTGCGCTGGTGCACGATCCTCGACTCCGTGCCGCTTTAGCTGACTCTCATCATAGACCGGTCATCTATGAGGTGAGCAAATGAAGATGATAGCTGCTGTTGGCCGTAACTATGAGATCGGCATAGCGAACGAACTGCCCTGGCGTTGTTCTACCGATCTGAAGCTATTTAAGAGACTCACCAAAAAAGCCACTGTCGTTATGGGGCGTAAAACGATGGAAAGTCTCAAACGCCCTCTTCCAGAGCGTCATAACCTCGTTTTGACGCGCTCTCATGGCTTTGTACCAAATGGATTCTACCCTGCTGGTGTGGATGATGTGTTGCGATTACCAGAGCCTGTGTGGGTGATTGGCGGGGAACAAATTTACTCGCTATTCATGCCGCATGTTGAAGAGATTTGGCTCTCCCACATCGGCGTTGATGTGCCAAACGCCGATGCATTCTTCCCGGCAAGCATGATGCGTAATTTAGGCTTTGTGCCTGTTGAAACAGTTTTTACCCAACGAGCCAGCGAGGAAGAGCCTGGCTTTTCGCAGATCGTATACAGAAGGTCGTAATGGATTACCGGATTGGGATCACTGGTGCTCAGGGCAGTGGGAAAACAACCCTGGCAAAATATATCGACAAACATTACGGAATCCCTTACGTGGATGCTGGTGTCGGAAGTTTGATGAGCCGACTCGGTGTTCGAGTAGGTGAGTCTATGCCTCTATATGAGCGGCTTCAGATTCAAATGGAAATAGCAAAGCATATAGAGCTACTTACGCGTGGTGTTGAAGGCTTTGTTATCGATCGCACACCTGCTGATGTTATGGCCTACACGTTGGATTTGGTCGGCCATACCAATGAAGATCGATGTATTGAGTTAGCCCTCGATATCGAAAAGTTTTGCCACAAAACTGCTATTTCAAACTTTAACGCCATTGCTGGCCTACGCCCGGGGGTCGCTCTCTCAGAGCGAGATTACTTGCGGTCACAACGAGCATCATTAGACCGTCTGTATGTCGCTCGTATTGATGCGTTGATGTGCGGGGAACTGACAAAAATTCACCTGCATCCGCAAAGGGGGGATCTGCAAACCTTCGTCGTTTCCAACCGATATCGCACGGTTGAAGCAAGAGCCAGATCAGTGATGAGAATGCTAGATAACGCTGTAGAAAAGATAGAAAACCGGTTCTGTGGCCGAGTGACCGTTCATTAGAAATTGTTCGCCTCTTCGACATTGCGACAATAAAACTCTCAAAATGGGTTAAGGATAAAAAATGTTTAGTGAAATGTTGCTTGAAGATGAACTGGATCGGAAAACAACAGAGGCTTTGATTCGTGTAGCGGACGAACATTCCCGGTCGCTTATGAGCGATCGAGAGGCTCGCCTGGCTATTCGTGCCATATTCGAAACTGCGCAGGGGCTTGTTGGCGCACAAGTAGGTGAAGCCATTAACATCGCCATGTCTCAGTTCAGTGAAGACAGTAAAAAGCCTCTGTTTCCTATGCATTTGATGCTGGCTGGTGGCACGGTGCTTTATATCTCTGTTTGTCTGGATAGCAACCAAATCAATATTCTCAACACTGCGTCAGGTAAGTGGAAAGATCCGATTGTCTGTGAAACCAGTGAAGAAACTTTGAAAAAAGCGGCTCAATTTGTACGTAGCGCACTACTTAAGGGCGCTAAGAAGTTGTAAGGAGTTCTGATGACAACGATTGTTGCAGGCATCGATATCGAGTCTACGGGACTGGATTTCCTTGCTGGTCATAAAATTATTGAAATCGCAATTACCCGCTATGAACTGGAGACACAGAGACATATTGATAGTCTGGAGATGCGTTTTAACCCTCGCAGAAACATAGATCCGAAAGCTCAAGCCGTTCATGGCATTTCATTAGAACAGCTCGCAGCTGAACCTTTGTTGTCAAATCATGCCAGCGAAATTGGCGCTTATATGGGGGCATGTAGTGCGTGGATTGCTCATAACGGCGAAGCGTTTGATATACCATTTATTCGACACGAGTTTTCAGGGTATGGAGTAAGACTGCCAGACGTTCCCGTTATAGATACTATGTTATCGGGATTGTGGGCCACAGAAGACGGTAAACGTCCTCGCCTTGAAGAATTGGCCTTCTCTCTTGGCTTTATATACGATCATGCCAAAGCACATAGTGCCTTATATGACACAAACTTAATGATGCAATGCTTCTTTAAGGCACGTAATAAATACGGATTTTTTAAATTACCCTCTGAAATTGTGTAAAACAAAAGCCTGCTTTAAAGAGAGTTTGAAGCAGGCTTTCTTTTAAAGAACAGTCGCCTTTCAATCATTTCCTGCCTGTATTTAATACTTTTCCGCCTGATAGGTTTAGTCAAAATGTAGCCATCGAAACGCAAATGCAACTAAACAGAAGGAGACTTACATGAGTTCGGTTGAAAATGTAATGACAAATGATGATCTGGATGAGCTGACAGCCATGTTGCAATCACTTGATGAACCAGTAAAAAAAGCTGCACAGGTTGAAAATACTGATGATATTGACGATCTGCTTCTCGGCCTCGATGCTGGCGTAGCCATGAGTTCTGATGATGTTGCCGAAGAACTGTTCAATGAAGAAAAAGCAGGTGATTTCAGCTCCGCTTTAAATGAGTTGGAGTTAGCTCATGAGCCTATAAACGTAATTAAGGCTGAAAGTGTTGAATCTGCCGAAAACGAGCCAGAACAATTGGGGTTTATTGAGGTTGAAGAGTGTGTTGAGGTTAATGATGAATTAAAAGTTCAACAGTCAAATGATAGCA